CTCCTGCGGCACCTGCACCTGCGGCACCTGCACCTGCGGCACCCGCTCCTGCGGCACCTGCACCTGCGGCCCCTGCACCTGCGGCCCCTGCACCTGCGGCCCCTGCACCTGCTCCGGGCGTAATCCCGCCGAATCCGGCAATTCTTAACCCTGCATAATAACGATTCAGACGGTCCCGGGTGGTATCATATCCCGGGACCGTTAAACGAGGCTTAAAAGGAGAATTTTATAATGAACGGTAGAACAGCAAAAGAAATTAGAAATAACATGTATTATCCGAAAACAAGAACCTATTACAGAGACCAAAAAGGTACGATTCATGCTGATAAGGCTCGAAAAGAATATCAAAAAGCTAAAAAGCAACATTACAACTCAGTGAAGTAATGTACCAAAATTTTATATATGACATTGAGGTTTACCCGAATGTTTTCACCTGTTCGTTGATTCATCATGAAACAGATCAACGATGGATGTTCGAACATTCTGACCGTGTTAATCAAATCGGACAATTCACACATCTCTGTGACTATCTCCGTGTGTTACCCAACGCTCGAATGGTTGGTTTCAATAATGAGGGATACGACTATCCGGTAATACATCATATACTCACAACTGGTATGTCAATCACGCCCGGTCAGATATATGACAAATCTTACGGGATCATAAAAACACCGTGGAATGACAGATTTCATAATATCATATGGCCGAATGACCGTTTAATACCTCAACTTGATTTATTTAAAATTCATCATTTTGACAATAAAGCTAAACGTACAGGGCTTAAAATGCTTGAATTTCAAATGAAACGGGACACTATCGAGGACTTACCATACGAACCGGGTTCAGTGCTCACACCAGATCAAATAGACGTGCTCAAACGGTATAATGATAAAGACACGGACGATACTCGAGCGTTCTTCATTAAGTCTGAATCGGCTATCGCTTTACGTGACGAACTCAGTTTGAAATACGGTCAGGATATGATCAATTTTAATGATACGAAAATCGGGAAACAGTATTTTATAAATCGTCTCGAGTCTCAGGCGCCCGGTTCGTGCTATTTGAAAGACGTCAGCGGCCGGCGTATACCACGTCAGACTCCGCGGGATAGTATCGCACTTGCTGACGTGGTGTTCCCTTATGTTCGATTCGAGCGTGAGGAATTTAATCGAGTTTTGAGGTGGTTTCAATCTCAGGTGATCACTGAAACAAAAGGCGCCATTGATGATTTACACACTTCTGTTGACGGTTTTCGTTTTGATTTCGGTACCGGTGGAATTCACGGAAGCGTCTCGAGTCGGTGTGTGACCAGTGATGATACTAATTGCATTATAGACATTGACGTCACGAGTTATTACCCCTCCCTTGCTATCAGTAACCGGGTTTATCCGGAACATTTAGGCAAGACTTTTTGCGACATTTATGCAGATGTTAAGAACCTGCGGACTCAGTACGCGAAAGGTACTCCTGAAAATTCCATGTTTAAACTCGCACTGAACGGTACTTACGGTGACAGTAATAACCGTTATTCTCCGTTTTATGACCCTAAGTATACGATGACAATCACCATTAACGGTCAATTACTGCTTTGTATGTTGGCAGAACAGGTTATGAAAACCCCGGGTCTTGAAATGATTCAGATCAATACTGACGGTTTAACTGTCCGTTTGCCTCGGGTTTATCATGATCACCTGTTATCAGTGTGTAAATGGTGGGAAGGTGTAACCGGTCTCGAACTTGAATACGCTGAATATTCACGAATGTGGATACGGGACGTCAATAATTATATAGCGGAAAAAGTCGAAACTGGCGCATTGAAACTAAAAGGTGCTTACATGCATGACGGTCGCGGGTGGCATCAAAACACGTCAGCAATGGTCGTACAAAAAGCTGTTGAGGCACATTTGATCCGCGGTGTTAATGTCGAAACGTTTATCCGGAATCACCCGGTACCATTCGATTTTTGCCTCAGAACGAAATTACAGCGTAATAGTCGGCTTGTTTGGGGTCAGGATGATTACCCATTACAACGGATCACAAGATATTATATATCAACGAACGGTGCAGAATTGACAAAGATAATGCCACCCACACCGGCACAATTGACAAAGAACCCGAACGCACCTAATAGACGCATGTCGATTCAAAAAGGGTGGAAATGTACACCATGTAACGATATGCAGGCGTTCGACCGGTTCGTAATTGACTATACATATTACATTGAAAAGGCACGGGAGTTAATAGAACCCGTGAAATGATTATGAAACGCATACTTACTGCCGCGGCATGGGTCGCCGGTCTCCTGATTGCCGGTTCTGACGGACCGTTCTTCCCTTACATAAACGTGATCGGTCTTGGTTTATTCCTGATCGCAAATATCAGGTTAAGTCGTGATTACGCTTAGACCGTATCAGATAGACATATCGGACCGTATTACTCAAGCATGGACGGACGGCGCTCAAAATGTATGCGCCGTTCTCCCTACCGGAGCGGGGAAAACTATCGTATTCGGTAATAAAATTGCGGCCGCACCGGGTGTTACATTCGCCATAGCTCACCGTCAAGAACTTATCGGACAGATATCAATGGCTCTTGCAAAATACGGTATAAATCACGTATTGCACGCTCCGAAAAAGGTCGTTCAATGGGTTGTCGCACTTCAAACCCGGACATTCGGTAAACACTTTGTTAACGGACCCGGGGCATCATGTCACGTTGCAGGTGTGATTACATTACTCAATAGGCAACACTCCCTTTATTCTGAGATTCAGCGAGCCTCTCTATGGGTTATAGACGAATTTCACCATTGCTTGAGAGGTAACGTATGGGGTAAGGCTGTAAAACTGTTTCCTGAATCCTGTCGTGGTCTTGGAGTAACAGCCACACCGGAACGAGCCGACGGGAAAGGTATCGGGCGGAATGCGAGCGGTTTCACTGATACTATGATCGTCGGTCCAGGCATGCGCCAGTTGATACAGGCCGATTATCTCACCGATTACCGTATCTTCGGTCCATATTCTGATATCGATTTGAGCGGTGTTACCATCGGTTCAACAGGTGATTACAGCAAACCGAAGCTTGTCGCCGCGGTCCGTAAATCTCATATAGTCGGTGACGTGGTTCGGTCTTACTGCGAGATAGCACCCGGAAAAATAGGTGTAACATTTGTTCCGGACGTAAAGACAGCAGAAGAATTATCACAGGCATACACCGCGGCCGGCGTTCCGTCCCGTGTCGTCCATGCAAAAACACCGGACCGCGAACGGCAAGAATCAACGGAAATGCTCGCACGCGGAGAACTGAAGCAACTCGTAAATGTGGATATATTCGGAGAAGGTTACGACCTGCCGGCAATTGAAACAATATCCATGGCGAGACCGACCGAATCTTATCCGCTTTATGTTCAACAATTTGGCCGCGGGTTAAGAATAATGGAAGATAAGACAGACGCTATTATCATTGATCATGTTAGAAATGTAACTCGCCATGGATTACCTGACAGTCATCGGGAATGGTCTCTTGATAATCGAGAGCGCCGACAGTCAAAACGTGATCCGGATCTCGTACCGATAAGAACTTGTCGAAGGTGTACCGCTGTCTATGAATCGTGGCAAAAAGACTGCCCTTACTGTGGGTGGGTTTATGTTCCAGAACCGACCGGTACCATTGAACAAGTCGAAGGGGATATAACAGAATTATCACCGGAATTACTGGCACAAATGCGAGGTGAGGTCGCACGTATAGACGAACCTGATTACATGATAATGGACAGGATGCGTAAAGCCGGCGCACCACCGCAGGCAGTAAACGGTGCGGCCGCAAGACACCGAGACCGTCAGGAAGCGCAGGCGGTATTGCGTTCGGTTATATCTGAATGGGCCGGCTACCAGAACGCGGCCGGTCAAGTTAACGGGACAGTGCTCAAAAGGTTTTACCACACTTTCGGAATGGATATATTGAGTGCTCAATGCCTTGGGAAAAGACAGGCGCAGGAATTAACTAACAGATTAAGGAAGGTGATACAGTGAGAGACGTTTTGTTTTATATGGCAATCGGGTTCATACTCGGGCTTTGGGTATGTTGGGAATATTTATCAGATACATGTGGTATCGGGCCGTTCTGGAATTAAGAGGTGAATATGTCAGAATACAAGCTTATAAACGGAAAAACAGCAATTAATTTTACTGAAACAAAAGTAAATCAGATCTGTAACAAATGTGGATCACGTTCAGTTCTCGGTAATCACCGTGATAAGAACGGGAAAATAACTGAAGATCCGGGCATTTGTGACGGGACTTTCGGTCCTGAATTAAAGAAAAAACAAGGTACTCGAGTCAAAAAGTACCGTAAAGAATTGCAACGCCAGGATATAAAATTTACAGAAAGTCTCTTTATTAACTGCTGCTGCTGCGATTATGGATTTGACTTTATGTGTAAACCGGGTGCAATGGTCGTTATTTTCTCATGGGAGTAATACCGTTGACAAGCTTATCGGTGCGGTCACGACTTCCAAAACTCGAACCGAGCCAAAAACCGGTAGCTTGTTTTAATTCACTGAATATATATCCAATTACGGCACCTACGAGCGTTTTATCAGCCGTTGCAGGCATTGTATCAGTAAACACACAATAAACGATTATTCCGGCACAAATGACAATAAGATACGTTAAAATCGAAGGCGTCCGGGCGTTCTTGTGCTGTTCTCGGGCGCTCTTACGGTCTGATACTTCAGCTTCGAAGATATCAACGTCGATTTTCTTTAATTGAACTTTGAGATTGTTCTCAACTTCCCGCATCTTGATAGCCTGCTCCGGCGTCATTTTCGCCACCGCATCGGCAAGTTGAGTATCGACGTCTGTACGTGTCGGTTCAATATCAAACATTTCACATAACGCATTTGTCGCCATGCCGGCTAATGGTCCACCGAGCATTGTTGCAATACCTGGGGCAACTTTTCCTATAGTCCCTTTCCAATCAAAGCTCATTTGTCTACCTGAAAATGTATGTGATCTTTCATGTTCGGTAAACCATAATCCTTACTTACCGATTGCGCAACGCCGATCAACTGTTCTTGTTTTACTTCTTTCCCGATCAATGTGTAATCAGGTTCAAAATAAAACATTTTACCGGTTGATCGTCCCGCCTGCCATTCGATACCGGACATGACAGAACCTACCTTCGGTTTAGCCACGCGGAGGATTTTCATATCGAAAGGTGCGCCGATTGCCTGTCCTTCATCGCATAAGAAGTCAATTCCGTTATGGACCCTGCTTCCTCGTCTTGCCCCGTAATTTCCGTCGCCTTCTGAATCCGACCGAATCCCTTTGCCTGTTGGTGATTTCATGATTCACAATCCGTTTTCTGTTTTTTTATCTAACTGTGCGAATTGATCTTTACAGTTCTCATGATGCCTGTCGACTTTATCAAGAACTTTTTCCATGAGCAACAATGTATTACGTTGATTCTCCGCCATTAAGTGCTGTGTAGCTACTATTTCCCGTTGAGTTTCGATTATTTCACGGGGTAAGTACCACATGGGCCGGCCGTCATCGTCTCTTACATCATGCATTTTTTTAAGATTCTTTATTATTCCGTGGGTGCGCCGATTCCGTTCAATAGTTGGTTCAAAAGACTTGACCGCTTCTGATATAGCCGTTATTACAAGTTTATTATCTTTTTTATCCCAGTGTCGATAAAGAAACTGCATGACGACAATACCAAACTGCATAACAACGACAACAGCACTCAAAATTATAAAAAATTCTTTATCAGTCACGAGATTACCTCAGTAAATAAATAGCCTCTTTTATGTCAACCCATTGACAAGCATTTATTAAAGCATCGATTTTAGCCTCGATATTCGCGATTGTTTCGGCGTTATTTGCTCCGGCGACCGGTAACACTCGAACGGTATCATATCTGGCCGTAATAACGTCTTTTGCCTGTTGTACTGTAACGTCTTTTAAGCCAGTGTTTTCTTGTTCCCGTAGGATTTCAGTTTTCCGTTGCCTGTCAATCGTACCTGTATCTTTTTTCTCCGTATTTTCTACCCACACCGTTCCATCGTGCATATCGTGATATACGCTCGGTTGCGGACTATTTTCAAAAAAAGCGTGTATTTCATCCTCATTGTAACCCGCCGCTATCCCGTTTCTGATTAGTATATCAAGATCGGCATTTGATACGCCGTCACTTTGCATTTCAATTATTTTTTTCGTTATTTTATGGGCGCAAATTCTCATATTAATATCACCTCCATACAAGATAAAAAATAGTTGCTGTATTCACCGCCGGCGCCCCGAATTTTGTCCAGCCAATTGTAAATCCGTCGCTATCCCACGATGATACAATCCCTATTTGTTCGTCCGGGCCTGTATTATCGAACATGTCTATAGTCCGGGCCATACCTATAAGCCATGTGTCCGTTGTCGTAGGATCATTGGTTCTGACCCCGGCATGAGTCACGGTATCGTCTACACCAACACTCATCATGGTTGTATTATTGACTGACGCTATAAATACGCCGCCTTTTGGTTTAAAACCTACCCCTGTAATCACTTGTGACCCTGTTGCCGCCGTCATGTCACGCGTAAATGTACCAACCTTAACTTGACTAACGTTCCCTACGATTTTAAAATCGCCCGACGCTGAGTCATAACGCATACGAACCGTGTCGGTAATTTCACCACCGGTTAGCGCACCGCCGTTTATTTCAACTATATCTACGACCCCGAGCGACGCCACGTTAACAGTGGCCGCGCCTGTATTGTCGTTCCCGGGTTCGAACATGACAGTAAAACCGTCGAAATACGCCGGCGGTGATTTTTTCGGAGATACGGGGTTTAATACATACGCATTCACTGCACCTGTATCTATATGGTATTCCCCGCCACCGGCGCCGTATATCGCTAATGCTTTAGCTAACTGGTCCGTGACCTCCGCCGTTCCGTCCGCCGGTGCGAGAGTCTGTCCAGAGCTTTGTACAGCCGTTTTGCTTTCGGTAAGGGTTGAGTTTGCTTCACCCGCCCCGAGTTTTTCAGCCGTAATGCTGTCCGGCAATCCACCTTGATTCGCTTTGGTTTGATAATCCCTCATTTATGCCCCCGTAAATTCTATTATTATGTATACATTCGCCGGTACTATTTTTTCAAGTAAACACCTTAATCTTTCAGTATCAGGCCCACCGATAAAAGGCAATTCGAAATCATATTCAAAAGATTCACCACTGACCGGTACTTGAACAACAAGTATAAATTTTTCCGATACATCACCTAAGAAAGATACCTCGAAACCATATTCAAAAGTGAAATATTCGACACCTGGAATTAAAGTTATATTTAACCCTGGGAATAACGCATTTACATAATTTTCAGTTTCTTCAAGTGTAACTATCGGTTGTTTACGTAAACGGTCGATAACGGCTTGTCTTCGCTGATCAAGTGTTTCTGATTCTGCGAGACATTCGTCAGGTATACCGACTGATTCTTCCCAATCCTCAAGTAAATCGAAAGTTTGCAAAATCCGAAATTCATCGTCTAATAATTCAACCTGCCGTTGTGTCAGATTATGAGCAACCGCCAGACAATTTAATAATTTTCGAGTATTACTATCATCAATATTTTTACTTGCCCATGCGCGACCTACAGGCAAACTATCTGCCGCTTGCTGACTTGTATCGTCCGGAGCTTTAAATATGTTATTACCCATATTTTATATCGTGAAAGTCACGTCTCCCAATGATGCAATTTCACCGTCGGTTACAACAATATCACCCGTAGGCGTGGACAGTGAAAAAGAAATTATAAACTCCCCGGTTTGTAAATCCTGGGTCGCCTGAATAGCTCCGAGATAACTTGCCTCGGTTACTGTTTCTTCAAAATCGACAGTATCTTCAAAAAATGCTTTTAACTGTTCCTGAACCGCTGTTCTCATGGTCGTTGTGTCAGGGTTCAATGCTATAAAATCGAAATCAGTTTCGACGAGTGTCGGTGCTTCAACAAATAAATCAACCTCGCTCGTATGAGCAGGTAAAGCGCCGTCCTCTATTATTGCGTCTTTCGTCGCATCAAGTACCGTTTGACTCGGAATAATACTCGGGTCATTGTCTCTCAGTATGAAAACTGATACCTGACCGGGTACCGGATCAATCGCCGAACCTGATCCACCGGCACACACTGAAAGGGTCGGTTTTTTAACGAAAGCTCTCGTATTGCCTGAAACCGACAAGGCCGCAAGTTTAATTTGATCAGGTGTGAAAACACCTTCGATGATCGAACGTGATAGTAATATCCTTGCCCGGTAATCTTCGTCGGTTTCTTCTGAAGCACCTCCGGACAATCCGTCAAATTGAACTAATCCCGGGTCGTCAGCATTTGTTATCGGAGTAACAAAAGATAATTGAGCGCCGGAATCGAGATTCGTTGTCAAACCCGTTGCTTGAGCTTCCACGGTGACTGACGCTATATCGACGTCATATTCCGGCGAACCGGTGGCCGGTGTACTCGGTGTACCGATGATCGTATATTGAAAAGTTGTTCTCGAAGTAACCGTAATTATGAAAGTACCGTTATATTCAGGTTCGGTCGCACCGCTGATCGTAATCTCGGTACCTGTTGCGAGAAAATGTTCTGAACCGAGAGTCGCCGTAACTAAAGAACCCGACCGTTCAAGGGTCACAATGGATTGATTTATAGCCGTAATTGTTGATACAGCGGTCGAACGATATGTCACCCCATTACTGCCGGTAAAATCGGTTAAAACAGGTATTACGACGCCGGCAGTACCGGTCACTGAGATATTACCCGTTGCCGGTGATTCGGGTTTACGTTCCAAACCTTCATAATCGCCCCACAAGTTCAAAAATTCACCCGATGCAGTCTGCGGGAAAAGTTCTTTTTCAAGATCACGAACAAGAAAAGATATAGATTGTGCAAGAACAGCGTTTCCGTCTGCTAAAGCTCGCGCCCATGAACCGAAAACTGTCGGGTCAACTTCAGGTAATTGTGTCCTGAATTCTGCCCGTATCTGTGCTGCTAAATCATCAAAAGTCGGGTAATTTAAACTCATGGTAAAATCCTTGTTAAGTCAGTTGACCGCCACAATGTGACATATCTCAGAACGGTATTTTCAATTGTGGTTATGTCAGTCAGGATTGATATTCCCCGACTACCGTTTCTTATAACTGAAACCTGAACCGAACGAGCTAAACCGTCCTCTATGAGCCATTGTAAACTGTCTTGAGCAAATGACTTTGCAAAATTTAAAGTATCGTTTGTTATCCGCGCCTGATCCAGAATCCAAAGCAGACCACCTAACTCCCTGGAAACAATCGCAGTTAAAATATTCCCGACCCATCCTCGCCGGTTTTGCGCTTCCTGAACCTGCACGGCGGGTGCTCTCGAGTCAGTAAAATAACTTGTCGCTATAGCCGATTCGAAACCTTCTGCACTGGCAAAATCTGAACCGTCTATCTGAATATCGTATATTCCTCGATCATCGGATTTTATTAAAATATCTTGTCTCATTTCGGACCATCCGTATCAACTTCTGAATCACCGGCCGAATCTGATCCTTGCGAATGTACATGAGTATCACCGATATTCGTACCGTTATGAGTAAGGGTGGTGCTCGTTATTTCGACGTCTGTTCCCTGGATAATTACGGAATCGTCGATAACAAATTTTAAATCTTTTGCAACCACCGTACAAAGACCGTTTTCGTCGAAATATATGTAATGTCCGGTTCTGTAATTACCGAGAGCGACTTCGCCTTCTTTCAAATCCTTTAAGGTGCGGTTACGAGGATCGTCGGCAATCCCTATACCATTACTTTCTTGTCCTTGTTGTGACCACAATAAAACCATACTGTCGGCCGGCGGTTTGTGCATGAGTCCATAAGGGGAAAAACCGAGTACCTTTTGTTGCTTACCCATGAAGGAAACAGTATAAAACCGCAAATTGCCCGTGTCGTCGACTGATAACAGCTTCGCAATTTTAAAGATATTCTTTATGCAGTTTATAATATTTTTCATCTTATGTTCGGTTGCTCCTGCGGTTCGGTTCTCTGAAAACCTTCCCCTGTTTTTGCGCTCCGTTTATTTTCTTTTGAGGGTTCAGCCGTTACTTGATAAGCATCCGGCGGTACACATACAATTTGCGTTCGTGTACCCCCTCGAGTATCAATTGCATACTCAACTGATTTTATCAAGAATTTACCGGAAATATTAGCGTAATCGTCTATAGCATCGACGAATTGCCCGAAGTCCCACAAGGTACCGTCAGATTGAGAAACCCCCGGTACAGACGCCGTATATTCGATTCCAAATGCTCGACGTATATTCGATTCTTCCGCGGCTCGTTCGGCGCATTCTTGATCGTTCATTGACTCTTCAGCCTGAAGTTCAAGGTATCGACTCGAGCGTATTTGCGAATCAGTAACGGAATTTTTACGATCTGTTCCGTCTCCGGAATAATCCCCGAAGGCGTCAAAACCGAAATTATCTTGAGAACGGCAAAGATACTGATTAAATCTGTTCTGTTGAGACTGCCTGAACGAATATGTCGTCACATTGTTTGAAACACCATTGATTTGATGCAACAAAGGGGTAACAGATTGTATCGATTTATCAGGACGGAAAATAGATAGACCGCCGGCACCATCCGGAACGAGATAAACTTGTCTTTTCCTAGCGAAAGATACAAGATATGCCATACAGGTCTCACCGGAACCCGCAGCCTGTAGATCCTGGGAAGAAAATTCCGACAAATCGTCGACATTGACTGATACTTCTATACTCGCACCCAATGTCGATATAACTTTTTCGATCAACGCTTTGAGAGATACCGGACCTTCGGTTACTTTTGCACCGTCCGGTATACTCGAATCGATTAAATCGGCTATATTGTCCCTTCCTGAAACCTCAACAGTGTGACTGCTCTCATCCTGACTTCCTGTGATCTCGTCGACAAATCCGGCAATCTTCCGAACACCTTCAATAATGATCTCGACAAAATCACCTGTTTTTACCGGGTAATCAGATAACGGGACAGTGCTCGAATTACTGAATCTAAAAGCACCGGCGTTGCTGTCAATGGATCTCTGAACACTTGCAGATTTCCATAAAAAGAACGGCTCACCGTTTATGCGGATTTCAAAACTCATGATTGTAATACCGTAACCCCGTTATCTAATTTATCCGCCGGTTCAGATGGGTTTAGGCCTCTTATTTCCACACCTCGACTTGTTACCTGTTCACTTGTGGTAAATTCTTCAGCGTAAAGATTATAAGCGAGAACAAAAGAACTTATCGGAGCGCCCCGGGAAATTGTTACAAGGCTGTATGTTGTTTGTTCTTTCTGGTCTAAAATATCTAAAGCGGCTAAACGTATATTTTCAACTGCTCGCCTGACCGAAGATTGAGACTGTATTAAATTCCGATCCTCAGTATCGACACGCATCAATCTTTGATGTTCAGTCTCAAGTGTCAATCGTGCCTCGTCTATCTCGGTATCGGTTCGATATGTCGTGTCCGCCGCTTGTTCGTAAACAGAAACTAAAGCGGATACACGACCTGCGTTCACCAATGATAGCCGGTTTTTATTCCGGATCACTCTTCCACCGGTTGTTTCTGACCATAAAGGTATTTCTGTCTCTTCAGACTCGGGTGTAATGCCTGAAATGGTAGCATTCCTGATATCGGAAAGACTGAGGGATAACGAGGCGCCGAAACGTGTCAGATCGTTTAAAAATGAAAAACCTGCACCATCTGTTAAACCTACGCTGACAGTTTGCCATAATTCACTGATAAACGTCGTTGCAATAGATGATGCGGACCGAACTATAGACGGGGCGTTAACGTCAATAAAATCAATAATTGTATCAATATCACTGACATTATTTACGACCGTTCTCAATTGGTCGATTGCCTCGGTAAATTGTTTCAAGTCGAATTGTGCTGTTAAAACGTTCGGTGTTTCAACTGGCGGTATCCAAAGGTCTTCTAAAGCTGCGCCGATTTCAATTCGCGCGGTATCACCGAGAGAAAAAACAGTCTCGACAGTATTCGGCGCCCTGCTCGGTCCGGATATGGCACGGCCGGCCACGAACTCGAGTTCGAAACGGATTTCCCCGACCTCTGTCTGTGAAGCGTCTTTCCTGTAAGGTAACGCGAATAGATTTCGAGAACCTAAAGTCGGCATTGAAAGTCGACCCTGACCCTCTTCCTGCAATGCCCGTTCCAATTGTTCCGCACGGTCGAGATAATCCTCGCCGGTTACAAAAGCTGTCACGCTAAATTTAGGCGGTAATTGTCCCAAATCCTCGACGAAACGTTCTGAACTGTTCGGGTAATCATGTAAAACTATTCGACGACCACCCTCGGTTAAAACCTCAGAACGGACAAGAAAAGGTATCCCCTTCCATGATGCCGGTAATAAATCTCGTGTTCTTGTCATTAGTGCGCCACCGCTAAGTTATAACCCGTGTTTAAATTTATATCGGCTTTTTCCACCTTCGCACCACCTGAAGCTGTCACACCGATTCGACCGGAAATTTCCATTTTGTTATCTTGGGATCTCGCAGCGGCTTTATCTCGAGCCAGTCCGAAACCGAGACCTGATTTTACAGATTCCCATGCGCCGCCGAAATCGACTTTTTCTTTCAGTGCTTCAAATTTTCCGCCGATATCAATATTCGCGATCATGGTCATTGATTCTTTTATACTTTCAATAGGTGCTAACAGTCCTTTGATAAGTGCTGCAACTCCATTAATAATGACCGCGAAGAAATCACCCCACGATTGCATTGCAGCATGAGACGCGTCAAGGTCTCTGATTAATTTTTTACCTATCCATAATACGATCATTTTAGCACCGTTTACAATAGGACTGAAAGCGTCAGCAAGATTTACAAGAGATTGCCTGAACGCGGCCGACTTAGCATAGGCCCACCCTATCCAGGCGACAAAAGCTGCAATACCGGCAACGGCTATTACAACCGGTGCACTTATGGCACTTACTGCGGTCATGAGTGCAGTTAATATCGGAAGACCGCCGGCAATGATACTGAACAAAATACCTAAAGGTACAACAATAGCTGTCAGACCTGCAAGGATGATCGCAGCAACACCGGCAATCTTGACAAGTCCCGGGTGTGTCTTTACAAACCTGAGTACAAATTCGGTTGCTTTTTGAATTCGAGCGGAATACTTATCGAAAACACGCAGGAAAACCGCTCCTATAGTGCGAGAAATATCGATAAAAGTTTCTTTGATACGTTTACCTGCGGTACTGCTCCTTTTTAGTATATTCGTAAATTCTCGGTCCATGGAACCCAAAGCCTCGGCCGCCCTTCCCTTTGCCATTGCATCGTCAAGCAATTTGGTATTACTGACTGCTTTAAGTACGAAACGCCCCGCCTCTTGGCCGAATACTTTTAATATCGCCGCCCCTCTTTGTGCTTCAGGCATCTTTTCGAAACGTTTCAGAAAATCGATAACGGCGTTCTGAGGATCTTTCAGCATTTTATCGAGCATTCCGGGTATTTTCATCATGCGAGCCATCATCATATTTAACCCGGACGCTGCAAGTTCCGGAGTAACTTCGACCTGATTCGCAAAAGCCGCCCACCCGGCCGTAACTTCAGGTGGAATATTCAGGGTTTTGAAAGTTCCTGAAGTACGTTCGATAATTTCAATCATCTGATTACCGGCCGCACTGGTATTATCAGCGAGGAAATTTACCCGCTGCATGAGAGTGTTAACGTCCTGAACGGATAACCCGAGCTTTGCACGAATGGAACCTATCGCCCGACCTGCTTCAGAATCCACCATATCAAAAGCCGCCGCCGTCTTTGTGACCATTAACACAAAATCGACAAGTTTATCGTTTGTTATACCAAGTTTACCACCTTCGAACGCAATAGCCGCCAGACCTTCGGCACTTCTGCCCGTCTCACGTCCCATGCGTTGTAACCGTTCTTGCATTCGTTCAAGGGCAACGCCGGTTAATCCGGTAACACGTTCGACGTCTGCCATGGCGTCCTCAATTGTTGAGGCGGTTTTCGCAAACTGAAACATGCCGGCGGTTATGGCCGCACCGCCGATTGCCGTTCTAAAATTCGCCATTGTCTGACTTGATTTTTCAAGTCGATTACTGAGTCGGTCAACCCGGGACGCTGCGGCCGCAGCCTTACTGCGAAATTTATCAGTCGATCTGGATATTCGATCCAAAGGACCGGAATACCTGTCCATGATTCTGTAAATATATTCCGCAGTAAAAGCCATTATTTTCTTTTAACCTCTCTACTTATTTGTTCAAGCTCGTCACCTATGATTGTCAAATCCCACATGGATAACCCCAGTGCCGTATTATAGTCTATACCTCCGTCCGTTCCGTATGAGATTCGGACGGCCGGTCTGATAAAGTCTTCTCGCCCCCTTCCGAGGGCATACCGAAAAAAGAACACCACCGAACCGCCATATTAAAAGCGTCGTCCGGTTTCAAGTTCGCCCAAATGGCCGCGGTCATTGACTGTTTACCATCAACCATACAGACTGAGGAACGTCCTTTCAGACATGCCATTTTTTCAAACGTTTCAATGAACTTTCCAATATCAACAGAATCGGACGCTTGAAGTGCAAGAGAAATCGCATCGTGCATATCTTCAGTTTCCGATTCAATGCGTTCCGTATCTTGATCCAAGGGTTTGACAATTTCCCCTATGGAATCTTTCATTTTATTGATTTCACCTGCCTGTTTTGCAAGTTCCATCTGAGAACGCGTTATCATCTGTTTAAGCTTCAAATAAAACTTAATATGATCCATACCCGGCTCTTTTAACGTAACTGATTCTGCCGTAACTGTGGACCCCTGAGACTTGTAATTTACCCCCCGTGTGAGTGAAAACTCACATGTGCCGTCTTGAATACCCATTTACACAACTCCTTTATGGACGGGCGGTCCCGAAGAACCGCCCCCTTTTTAATCGATTACTGAATTGACATTCTGTCGCCTTCAAACTCGAGCGACGTAACGCCGTCTGCGCTTGCCTCACGTTCAACAGCGTTGACAAGGGAACAGTTATCCCATGACAAAGTAACAGACTCACCGTCACCCGCACGTTGAATCGCTTGAATACTGTTCGCGCCGACATTTTCTTTCCATGTGGCAATATCTGAATCGAGACCCGGAACCAAGAAAACGTCAAATTTACATTTACCGATTTGAGTCTCTGCATTCTGTGAATGAACGCTCGTACTGTTCCCACCGCCGGCGCTCGCTGATCTCACATTGATTTCACCTTCCCCGCCGTCATACATGAAACTGTTGGGAACAATAGAATACGTTTCATTGTTGATTATGACGGTCGGGACGCTTAGAGTTCTATTACCCATAATTCACGCTCCTTTATACGGTTATCTGAGTACCGGTACCTGTGATCGTGAAGGACAGTTGCAGGCTGTAATTGATCAAACCTAACTGAGTCACAATCGGTAACGGTCCGTTAATGGTCGCTTTTCTTTCAGCGAGAGACACCGTTACAGTGGTATTCTGACTGAAAAAGCTTTCCGCCTCTCTTCCGGCCTGGGTTAAAGCCAAATCAACGAGGACACGATAAATTCTCAATAATTCAGCTTTGATACTTTCCGCATTTGCCATGGACCGACCCGGGATCAAATCACCCTCGGTTAATCTTGACTGTGCGTAAGTCGATTTGAGCACGCGAAAGAAAATTTCACGACAAGCGGACCCGGTATCAACATAGTTTAGATACTTAAAACTTTCATTCGGGTTGCCGCCGGCGTCAGTCGTCCAGTTTGTAACAACCGGTCCCATGATCATAAAATTCTGAGCGGAGTTCACGCCATAGGTGGTAAAACCTTCATCCTCGAGTTCGTCTTGTTCCGTAGCGGAAAATAAATTCGTGGACGGTGTTACCGGTGTATCAGCAAGCGGTGTATTGAAATAAGGCAAACTCGCCAGACTCGGACCACCGAAAGCGTCAAGACCGCCCGAAGTCGTGATAATATAATCAGCGATAGGCGCGTCACTGGTAAGACGCCGCGCCCGGATACCGGCAAATTCCGCCGCCACCCAATCCGCAGGGCGTAAAATAGCCGGTCCGGTATGCGCCGTAAGTGCGAGTTTAGGCGCACCCATAAACACAACGGATTGTGAATTCTCGGAAGCTATGGCGGTAAGTATATTTGCGTATGTATCGGTGAGACCGTGAAATACAACACCGTCGAGAATTGCGTTTGAAGCGTTGAAACGACTGTCGAGTTCATCCTTGATAATACTCAGGTTTGCATTCCATGCTTCTGGCCATAAGACACCGGTATACCTGATACCTTCGATGGGATCGAGAATCCCGGTTAACGTCGGGTCAGTTGCGCCACCGGTCCAGGCAGTAAGCGCCACGGTAACGCCTGGTACCGTACCTTCAACTTTGATGCCGTAATTATTACCGATGGTCCCACCATCTTTAGCGGTTGCGGTCACTGCCCCGAGCGCATTAACAGCACTAAATACCGGATCGGTAAGGGTACCGATTGCAGCTACGAGCGCGTCGCCAATATCCGTAGCGGTATCACCGGAAGTGACAGCGACAGTAACTTCGTATTGTTCCTCATCCACAAGTGTTATAAGGAACTCGCCGTCACTCGTGGCTGCACCACCGAAAGTAATTACACCGGTTGCCGCAACTGCGCCGCCGGCCGGATCTTTCCCGATAACATCGAGCGGAGATTCAGCCTCATTACTCGACAACCAGGCAAGGATTTGATTCGTCAAGAACGTATCAGCACCGAAAAGCGTCTTGATTTCAGCGGTTGTCATTGTGTGAACATCAACATTCAATTCACCGTCAACAGCGGTACCACTCGCGCCGATTTGTCCGAAAATAATGTCTCTCCTGTCTTCGAAGGCATCGACGAGGGCCGCAGGTAATAATTGAATATTAACCTTCGGATTACTGGTTACAGTACCCATTTTTTAACCCTCCTTTTTCTTTGTTTTAGCAGGTTTGCTCAGAGTTTTAGCAGGTTTGCTCAGAGAGATTGCGCCGTCGATTTTTGAATCTGCGAGCCTTCGTCTCCATTTCTTGTCAAGAGGCGTTCCGTTTGGGTCCACCTCAACGGGCATTTTACCGCCCGGTCTCAGGCCGTGAATGGTCACACCTGATTTGTTCTCAATAATGGTTTTGTTCATAAAAACGCCTCCGGTTATAATGGTTCATCATCTAAATTAATATTTACTATCATTTCCGCTTCGTTGTCACTAAATAATTTCAACGTTTGAGCAATATCCCTGAATGCAACGTCGGGTTGCTCGAGGAAACTATCTTCGTAATTGATCACGTCCGGTAACTGCCAATCGTAGACATGCACGTAATATGCTGAATTATATTCCCCGGGTCCATGTCCGGAAGGGACGTTCAAATAGCGTATTTGAGAGCCGTCCGGTTCATATCCGAATAATGCCCTTATTAAAGCACTAAAAAGCGAACCGTACGCCAAATCCTGTGCGTCTACCCCGGATAAATCTTCAGTCGTAGGAATGAAAACCGATGTACTGAACGATTGCAGTAACCGGAGTAACATTTCATCCTGGCGAGTAAGGCCGGCAACACCATCATTGAAAGTATGACGGTCTTTGCTGACGTCAGTATCGGTCATGATGACAAATAAATACGCCTCACCGGTGTTCTGTTTACTATATGCTGCTTGTGCTCGGTTAAAATCCGCAGCGGCCGCGATTCTAAATCCGGATATTACCTTAAGATTATCAACGGTACCGATAGGTAATACCGGCGATGCTGACAAATCGACAGTAAAGGTGTCAACAGTCGGAACCGTGTTAATTGTCTGGACCCCGAAAGTTAATGATTCAATAAGATATTGAGACCCGTCGACCGGTGGTGCTGCTACCTCACCCGACGGGAGATTTACCGTAAAATTACGCCGATTCGGAATGTCTATGATATCATGTTCACCGTCCCAAACATTACCGAAACCGGCAAGTGTTAAAATCTGATCATCGAGCGGTTGACTCGGTTTTATCAAATCGTGATCTGTACCGGTGGTAAATGTCACTGTTCCAGTACCAAGGCTCGAAGCTGTTAGACTGTTACGAACCGTCCCGTTTGATATCACGATGGATTGCCCGGGTGATTTCCCGTGCGCCGTACTTGTAACATTGAGTATGTTACCTGCCGTTATGCTTGCAGCGGTAACGGTTAATAATTCTGTAAATTTATCCGTAAAAATAGGAAGATATGTTTTCAAATGTTTAACTATATCGGAAGGTGTAATCAACTTTCTATCTCCCTTTGCACGTTCTCGAGTATGGCTATTTGAGTATCACGAGCCTTGTCATTGACAGCACGTATTAAATGCGGTCTCGGTGCAATCCGACCGCGAGTACCGTCCTCAAGAAAACCGGCGTATTCTGCTTTCTCACCGACTGTCATTTCCTGCCAGTTCCGAACGATAAAATCACCGGATCTCGCAAGCCGTCCGGTACGATTTGCTGGCGGTTCTCCGGGTGCTGACGCTTGATGTCTGCCACCCCTGAAACTGTAAATACGGCCTGTTTTCGGTCCGTTGATAATGAGGCGAGCGGTTTCCTTTACAACCTCGGAACCAATATCGTACAAAGCGGACTCGAGACCGGCGCGGTGTTTCAACATGTGTTTAGGCACACCGATTAATATTTCCTGAGTTCGCTTTGTTGTTTTGATGGTGACTGTCATTTACGCCTCGCTCGCCTCTTCTGAATCTTCGCCCCGTTCTGTTAACTGTATCACGATTGTTGTATTCAATTCATTGATATTATCGACCCGTAACACTTTGTAACGACGTCCCTCGTATAATACCCATGAATTCCTGTTTTCAAGATCCGGAAAGTCAGAATCCCAAACTGTCCAGAAAAGGTGCGTTGCTTCATCGAGGATATGAATTTTCGCAAATCTGGACACCCCACGCCCGACGCCTCCGACTGTTTCGATTGCGCACCATTGTTGCCGGATAGTTGAAAACTGCTCGTTCGGTTGACTCGAGTCAAAACCGCTTTCCTTGAGACTGCGGGTCTGTAAATCAACCAAATGTTTAAGATCACCCCTGCAAAGCTTCGTTGCTTTTATACGTTTTATATTGCAATTACCCATATCAGCACCCGAAAGTATTAACTATCCTGTATTCGTCCGCTATGGCCCGTACAATCTCCGGAATTCCGCCAGTTTTACCACCGGCGTCCGCGCAATCTCCTTTATTCGTATAAAGAAAACAGACGTATTGCTTGATCATAGTTTTGATCGGCTCCGGAACGTCGGCCGCTGCACCGTATCCTGCCACAAAATCGACTTGCCATGGGTACGGTATGACGTCAGGACTATTATTTATTTCAGAAAAGATTACCCGGGAAAATGCGGCCGTTTCTTTGACGTTGTAATCGTCTGTTGATACCGTTACCTGTGAGTCATCCTCGGTGACTTCAATAGTCGAAACTGATAGTAACGGCGCCCGTCTTAATGCAAGATATAAGCCTTTCTCAAACTTCGAGCATTCAAGGTGCGAGAAGAAACCGGTAAATGTTCGTTCGACAAATACCCGATTCGTATACAACTCAAGTTTTGCCGTGGCGGATTTGATCAACGCAGTTATGAGCGTATCCTCGGAAGAATGCGTAATTTTACACCACGCTTTCGCCTCCGCCAATGTTACCGGATCTTCCGCAACGGGAATTATGACGTCGTACCGATCGTTACCCACGGTGTGCCTCAATAGCTTCGATCATGTCGGCTTTTTTTAAGTTTGGGTCAAGGTCTTTCAATCCGATTGTGTCGGCGTAATCCTCGAGTTCTTTTTTCGTCATTCTTGACAAAGAAGGTGCATCCTGGGCAGGTTTGCCCCAACCGGTTTCGATAAGTGCAACACCCATTATACCATCAACCTCTATGTTTTTACCTTCAGTCAATGTCTTAATGGGCTTACTCGGATCTGGATGTGCAAATTTCCCGGATTTTAAAGCGGTAATTTTCATCCTGTATTCTCCTTTAATTTAGGACGCCCCGTTTCCAGGGCGCCCAAGGCACGGAATTACAAAGAATCCTGGGGGGTCTTCGCAATCTCGGGGTTGACAATGGCTTTGACGCTCACGGTCGCACCGGTTGTTACACCTGTGGACACAATGGACGCCCGAACATACCGTTTATTACCGAAAATACCTTCTTTCGGAAGCGCGGCGCCTTCAGCAATGGCCGCGGCCGGCGCAGGCAAGGAACCGTAAACCAGTTGATCGGACGGGATATCCGCAGCGTCAGAAAGACCGGAATCGTCGCCGTCTTCGATTTTCAAGGTAAAGGTACCGTCAGTGTAGGCGGATACGTCAACAGCAAAGTAAATACCGTTGTCATAATCTGCCATGTCGATAATCGCCCCGGTGGTGGTCGTATTTGAGCCAATCACCTGCGGTTCAAGGGCATTGATAACAATCTGTTTCGTAACTACTTCTTTGATTGCCATGATATATTTTCCTCCTGTGAGTATGTTTTTAAAGTTGCGGGGCGCTACCCCGCGCGTTGTCGGGTAAGGGTGCGACCCTCGGGTTATGCGTTAATTTTCAGGATTTTCAACGCTTCGAAATTCGTCACGTCACCGCCTGTTCTCTTGGTGCTATAGAATCTTACATACGGTTTGGCCGTGTAAGGATCTCTCAGAACCCGAACGCCGAATCTATCAACGACTGTGTAACCTTCCCCGAAATCACCGTAAACAACGGACAGGGCATTTGCCGCGACTTCCGGCATATCCTGCATAATAATAAACCGTTTCCCGATTAAGATACGGTCGGCACCTTCACGGAGCATTACAGGATTAAGCAGGTATTGACCGGTTGTGTCTTTCAGTTTCATGATATCACTGAAAGTTTCACGGGTACCACCCCATACAGCGGACGCCTGATAATCATCAATCAAGCTGTTTTGCAGGGTGATAAGATCGTCTGATTCGTCCAGGGTACCGGCGGTACCGGTGGCTGTAATCTGTTCGATTGCGTCACGTTCATACGTGCCGGCTACAGCCCACGCAGGATAGCTCAAGAACCCTTTGGGTTTTTTGGAACCGTCACCGACGACAAACGCGGTGTTTTCCAGACGGCTGAACCGACGGGTTACTTTACCCTGCAACCATCCTTCAAGGTCGAAACCTGCGTCGTCAAGCATACGCTGTGTTGCTTTCGGCTGTGCGTAAAGCTCATGTACCGGAATGGTCTTCAAACCGATTTCCGGTGTATCGGTATCCGGGCGACTCTGAACCTCGCCCACCCATCCGGCGTCGGCTTCGTCATCATCGATTACAAACTCCATACTGTTACTTGAAGTCGTGGTAACATTGGCAACCAGACGAACGGGAGAAGTTTCGAAAACTCTCCGGATAATCTGAGTCGACCGCTCCGGGGTAATGAAAAAACCACCGTCAGGGTTTGAACCCTCGACAAGATCCTTAACGTATGCTGCGACTTTCTGTTCATCAGCATGGAGAAGGGTCTTTTTTGCCACATCTTCGCAATACGCCTGTACGGTTTCCGCAGGAATGTGGACACCTTTACGCAGATAAGCGTAAAACGACGCTTTGTGAAGCGGATCGGTTTCGTCGGTCTTTTTCCCTTTGGTTGCTTCGACAACAGCACTTTCAATGGAAAAAATACGGTCCATAAGCTCGTCAGCTTTTATTTTTTGCTCAAGCTGCTGAATCGCTTCAAGACCTTTGGACGCATCTTCCGCGGCTTTTGTCATTGCTTCAAGATCAAGACCGTCATACTGTGTTTCAAGAGACGTAACTTTCTCCTGTACGGCGGTGATCCCGTCTGCAATCTCATTCATTTTCTTTTTTACATCAATGTCAGGCATTTTGTTTACTCCTGTTTTAATAGATTAATAATTGAATCAAGTCCCGCCATAAATTCACCGTCTCGGTGGCCCTCCTGTTCGTCTCGTAACAGACCGGCATTTTTAAAATGGCTTATAAAACGTTTCGCCCCTTCAGACGAAAAACATATTCCTTTCTTACATAACCGCTCGAGGGTACGTTCGTCAAGTGCCTTTAAATCATCGATACGAAAGGACTTTTCATCAAACGGACTGTCAAGGCCCAACTTATCATAGTAACGGTTGATATGAGCGATTACACCGGGTCTATCTTCCGCCGGTATATCCACACCGCCCCGGGCGCCTCTCATGGTCGCAGCGGCCGCGAATATTCCTCTCGGTACCGCAATTAACCGACCGTCTATAACGTCCGCTATTGGTAATTTATACGACCCGAACTGATCCGGGGAATCTTCATCAAACCATAGGAATGCACGTCGATATGAACGGCTCGGTTCGTCGTCACTGTCGGTAAACTGACGCACCCGGGCGATTGCCTGTCCGGAATCCCACGGGCGGGTGCGGTCCGCTAAAGGCAAATCTTGAAACGGTACAACTGATTTTACGTCGAGTATGTTCGCGTGCGGGTTCATGGGTTCATCGACGATACTCCCTTCCCATATTTCAGCCTTGGATATGTGGCGAACACCTTCCACGATAGACGGTTCGGAAATCATTTCCCACCCGATAGAAAAATCTGATAAAACTTTCTGTTTTGCCAATGAAAAAGCTTCCGCACCCTGTTGTACCTCGAGATTGATTTCACCGATACCGAACAGGCCCGTACTGTCTTCCCTGATTGTTTCAATGGGGAAACCGCCGATTGTACGCCCATGGTGATCTTTTAAACGTATCGGTCTGTCGGTCGCCCTGTGCCGTTCGATACTCTCGAGGAATGCACCCGGTAAAAACTTGTCGCGAATACCGGTCCAATCTCCACGGTCAACATCCCATGTGGCAATATATCCCGATACGACACCGACAGGTATACCGTTTCTGTCGCGGGTTTTTACTTCTTTGACACGCCCACCGTGATACAAACTTTTGATTTTCATAATATCACCTAAAAATGTAAAATGCCGCGCAACGGCAATGTATAGTATTATCAGCGGTTGCACCACGAGAATTATCCCCGGGATACATTAACCGCTGACCGTTTACAATGTAAGGTTCATTGAGCGGTACCCGCTGACCGTTCGCTCGCCTGTGAATGATCCGAACCCGGGAATCACCGACCGTATTCCACTCTTTGAAATCCTCGGTTGCTTCCACTCGCTCGCCTGTTACAACCGCTAAAGGTGCTAAACCTGCAATACTGAAAGCTTCAATTAATTTTGTTGATTCAGCCGGTCCTTGTGTTTCCGTCGATATGATAGCCTCTTCACGTCCTCGGAATTTACGCCCGAGGATAGTCGCAGAAACTAAAGCGAGTTCTTGATCGGTATAATCGGTGTGCCCCTCGTCCGAAAAAGCCTGTCGGGCCTGCGCTATGGAATCGTCCATATTTTCCTGAGTTGTATCAGTAATCCGGACCGCAGATAAAGGTGCATTCTTTTCCGCCCATGCTATAAGTGCAGCGAGCACAAGGTCTTCGATTTCCTGCTCGTTCTGCTTCGTATTACTCTCGACAACGCCGCGGAATCCGTTTTGAACGCGTCGATAATGGTTTAAAAGCAAGCTTTCCCATTGAGATTCGTATTTACTGGCACGAACGGGCCGGCCTGCTGACACACTGATTCGGAATTCGATACGTATCCGGTTAAATAACGCCCGAACCTCACGCCGCATGCGTTCCTCGAACGAGATTTTACGCCGTGTTTGTTCAGCTATCGTTGTCATTTAATCCACCATCATCATTTATGTCTGTTCCAACCGGTACCAGTGTCGCGGACTGATACAGGGTATTACCGCCGTCTATCGGATCACGGTTCGGTATCTGTTCTCTCATTTCGTTAATAGTCTCGACGCCGATATCCTTACGTTGTTTCAATTCCTCGAGACGTCGGGATTTCAAAGCTTGTAAAGATTCAGGATTGTAGGTAATTTTAGCCTGATTTAAGTCGATACCGAATCGAGGCAACAGAAACCTTGACATTCCGGTAAAAAGCTTATCAGCGAGCGGGAGAACCGCAAAATCATAAAGCATTTCAATTGCCGTTTGCATATTATTGAACGTGCTCGCCGTTACGGTGATTAAAGGTAATGGAATTTTGTACCTGAAGTAAATAGCCTGGGACGCGATTCGATCAAGTTCCGCATAATCCATGTCTTTCTGATTAACGCCCATTTCCTTGACGTCCTGAATATCACTGCCAGACATGACACCGATTTTGCCGGCATTCTCCGGACCGCTCCATGATTCATTAATACGCTGCGTCCGTTCCTTGTGTTCATCGTCGGAAAGTTGTTCCTCTTTGAAAATAACCATAAGAGACAACCGACCGCCGTTCTCGAGCATCTTCAGGTTATGCACGCGGCCTTTAATTTGCTGATTCGTCTCAAGTGCCGCAGCTTGTAACGGACTATCCGCGCCGCCGTCAGTTGACATACTACTGAACCCGGATATTCGATATAATTCCTTCAATGCGCCGTCGTAATACCGGCTTATTCGCTGTTTTGCCAATTCTCGAATATATTCACCCACCCCGACACCCTGACCGACGTAAAATGTCTCGACATACTCGCTACCGCCAGTTATAACGGAAACATTTGTCGGCTTAATCGGGTAAATTTCGGACGGGGATACTGTCACACCTCCGAGAGCGTAAAAATGAGATTGATTTGTCAAAAGATAGTTACGGCTGATCCTGGCCGCGAAGTCGCTCCAAGTCATGAAGCTATTCGGGTTCCGGAGCAAGTCAAGTACCGGATGCTGCTCGAGTATGGAACCGTCCGGTAACTGTATGATAGGCTCGATCTGTTCATATGAATCGGCTATCATGTCGACGGCGGTCGCCACGCTGCTATTTTTCCGGTAAAACTTAAACGCCTTTTGTGGCGTTATGTTCTCTTCCAACAAACACGAGGAAATAAAATCCGACGTGAGGTCGTCGAGAATAACGCTCCGGGTGGCGGATTTCGTTTCTACCTGCTTACGTTTAAAAAGGTTCCACATATTTACCTCACGACACCATAATTCCTAATTTATATTTATTTTCAGCTTCTAAACGAGCTTTTATAGCGTCAACCTGATTTTTAAATGTCTTGAGTAATACTGTCTCACCACATGCATCAAGCCGCGCTTGCCATCTTTTATCCCGTTTGTTCCAAGTGACACCCGCCGTACCGGAAGTATTATTTTTCATTATAGATTTATTCAAAGCATTACACTGCCGGCTAACGTGTCTCAGGTTTAACCATCTGTTATCGTCCCTTACTCGGTTAATGTGGTCGACTTCATGTTCAGGTAAATAACCTTTCATGTAAAAAAAAAGCTAACCTGTGTGAACTATATGCTTTGTTGCTTATTCTAATCACTTCATACCCATTCTTTCCGACACTCCCTGCTCTATCTCCAATTCTTATAGGGCTTGTTATTGCGGGTTTGTTCACCCATATGAAAATTCCTGTCTTCAGATCATATTTTAATAAATTCTTTAATTCAATTTGTGTTAACATTTCAATATCTCCTGTTATATTGTTTCCTGAGTTATAACCCGGGCGTGAAATCTCAGGAATGATTTCAGGGAGCTACCCTTTGCCCGGGTATTATCAATTAACTACATAAGAACTTCCCGTGTTTACTTAATTCTGTTAAAGCCCATACGGTCCAATCCACCCTGTTAGGCGATTTTCCGTTAGATTTACCTGTTACGGGGTCAAAGTCAAGCATTTCATCTTCAAGTTTATTTAAACCGGGCTTATGACGCACGAACCCTTGCGCATATAAAGCCGCTATCGGTTCGGCCCGGGCAACTTTCCCTTTACTGGCATGAACTTTAATTATACGACCCTTAAAACCCGCATTCCGCAGGGTATCGACCGCCATATCACCACCTTGATTTGTCTCGATAACAATAGCCGCAGCGGATAACGTGTCGTGTAAATAAATAGCTGTATCGGCCCATTGTTTCGGGGTACCTTTACGAGATAGATCAGCGTCAACCGTATATTGATTCGGACTGTGATAGGTGGCTGCTCCGACGCCGTGTTCGTCACTGGTTTTCGTATTCGACGCCGCAGGGTCAACAGCAACAACGGTGCGTATCCCACCTTTCCAGGGTTCACCGTGCGCCTTGTCGATATCTTCCTCTTGCCATATCATCAATTCAGCGTCGCGTTTTTTCGGTGCCTGCATGTACTGACCGTGCCACTTTCTACGGTGCGCCCTGAGAGCGACTTCGTGTTCCTCGTTATGTTTATATGACCACAACCACCCAGGCGTGAGACCATGATCGAGCGGTATTCCGTGCGTATTCTTTTCTGGATATTCGTAATCCTCTTCGATGATAACCGGCATGTTCAAATGATGCCATTTCTCACCCGATCCGCCACGGAGCAGATATCCGGATAAATCGTCGTGGTGTATCCGCTGCATGATGACAATTACAGGGACAGATTCAACAGCAAGCCGGCTCGCGACCGTTTCGTTATATCCGTCATTGATTGCGATCCGTTTCACTTCGGAATATGCGTCTTCGGGCTTTACCGGGTCGTCAATAATCAAGGCGCCGGTAAATCTGTCTTTGTCCATGTGACCGGCTCTGAATCCTGTAACCTGTCCGCGTGCTGAAGCTGCGCGTATGCCTCCGGTTTGCTCAGTCCACCACGTTTTTTTACTGTTCATATCGTCTTTAGTTTCAATAGCCCACATATTTTGAAACTCGACGGACTTTATAATTTCCCGAGTCGTTGCTGAATTTTGTAATGCGAGGTCTGAGGAATAGGAAAGATGAAGGAACCTATTACGCGGGTCAAGCGCCAGACCTCGCGCCATATAGTGAATCGCCGCCATTTCCGTTTTTGTATATCCTGGCGGAACATTAATAATCAACCGGTTTATATGGTCCGGATGATCAGGCGGTAACATGGTTCTATCAAGGGCGGATTGTATAACGGGATGATGCCGGCCGATAATCATTTTCGTCCCGGTGCGTTGCTTCATGAAATACCGGGTAAAATACATGCCGTCAAGCTCACACTCGAGCCGTCTTGCTTCGGTTATCATCGGTGCGTTATACGTCACGGTAGAACGATACTCCCTTCGACAATTAGTTCAAACTTTTCTAAACTGGTTAAATCGTCATTTACCAATAATTCCACGTCTTCGTCGGGTGCTACACGAATAACAGCACCCATTTTACTCTCACCACCGAAAGTTAACCGGCGTCCAGGCATCACTGGTTATATTATGAACGACTATTGTCATTAGCAATCATCCTCTTTTAACATTTGGTCCCTTACCGCTGCGTATTCACTGGCATTCATGCGTACGGTTGATATTGGGGCGTTCTGATCGCCAGATAATTCTTTTTTATCTTTCAATCCGAGTTCACGAACAACGACGAGTTGATTTAATTGGTTTGCCATAGCACCCTCAATTTTCTGTTGACGGATAGTCTCGTCAATAGCTGCGCAAACGTCTTGATACCCCTCATAATCTTTATAAAGATACCAAGTCTTACTCGTCACCCCGAGAAAACCACAAAGGCCGTAAATCGTCATTGCTCGCATTTTGGGAACATCGACTCTTTGATAATCACCGAGATAAGTAACAAGACGTTGTTCGTATATCGGGTTATCTCTTACCCATTGAAAATACTCCTGTGCCGCATCCCAAAGCGCTTGAGGTGTTGAAAATATTTTATCGGGACCGGTTGACGCTCTCGCCTTCCAAAACTCGTTACCTTTAGGAAATTTGTGTCTTGGCATTTATCCGCCTTTTAATAATTTGTATCTAACCACATGTTTATACAAGATTACCGTTACACTCCGCGTACTTACTTGTCAAGGATTAACACGCAGAACCGGTATCGGGCATCGTTCGGTCACTTCCCGCTATCTTCTATCTTACTGTTATTATTAGTTATTATTAGTTATTATTGTAATGTAATTGTATTAATATATAATAAGGTATGACCGATGCCCAGAACATGACCGGTAAGAGGTATACAAACGGTCATATAAGATAGCGAGTAAATACAGATAGTTACATGAAGTATGACCGGATGACCGGCATATCTCTATACTGACGACACACACAGTAACAGGTGTAATATTATTATAGAAGGATAGAAGGATAGAAGGATAGAAGGATAGAGGGTATTAAATAATAATAATCATGGTGTTAATGATTTGTAGGAAAGTAAAAATGGTGTTTTTCCGGTCATCCGGTCACAGAAACATGTAATATATTGTATATATTGAGGAATTACAATGACCGGATGGTTTTTTAATTGTAGGATAATAATATAGTTAAAAATATAATTTGACTGTTATCGTAATTGTATGTATGGTTAGTTAAATATTTTACAGAAAGGAGATTTAGAAATGACATGTTTTAATATTAGAGAAGATCAAAGAAAGAAACTCAAAGAAAGAAACAACATGTCCTTTATTGTAAGGAAGGCTATAGAGTTGTATTGCACACGTAACTTACAAAGTATAGGGTATCAGAATATTCTACAAGAAACACCCGAACAGGGAACAGGTGGAAATGTGCAACCATTTAACTTAACTATACCTGTTTCTTATCTGGATTTATTAAAACCAAATAGGTCCGCGTGTATCCGACACGCTCTTGATGTGTTTTTCAATTGTGAGTATCTCGGTGTCGTGGAAATTAAAAAATCTAAACCTGAACCTCCAAAACCGAAACGATTGACATTGAGTAAAGACAGAACCAAATGTTTAATTAATGTTATGATATCAAAAGCACAAAAAAATTGGATGTCTGTAATCCAGAATGGTGCATCCGAAATCAGAATTGCATTGTATTATTACATTGAATCTTATTTCAAGAATAATCCTGCGTTTAACGAATACCTTTTAGACGGGATGAATCTTGAAACTGAATCAGATAATCTTGAACGTTTTAGTTTCTATCTGTCACTTGATGTTTATCATTTTTGCATGTCAAAAGGTTTAGATTTATCGGAGATCACACGGGATGCACTCGACGCATTCTTCATGTGGCAATATGAAACTGGTGATAAAAAGGTACCTGCTACCCTGGTAAGTGAAGATACGTTGAAAAAACATAGGGTATTTTTAATCGATGCATGTAAAGGTGAGTTTTTAACGGATAAATTGAATAAAGAAAATGATCCAAGTTCCACGGGGGATATGAATCAAACAGTTAATTTATTAAAAAGTTCAGAAAGTGGGTTAAATAAATTATTAAGTGTTATACCACATTCATCAATATCAACGGTAGAATTAAGAAATGTTTACAGAAATAAAGATTTTGATCCTTTAGGAATTTTAATGGGAACAGTAAAACCAAAACCTGATAAATTTCAAAAAGAGAAAAAACAATTTTTGAAAACTATTGATAAGGAAATAAAAAAATTATCAAATGAATTGAAAAAATGGACTTCAAAGAAATATAAAAGTAATCCGAAAAAAGTTTCAGTTGGTGGACATTGGGATAATTTGAATAGTGGAGTAACTTCAATTGGTGCTGCTAATGAAAGAAGAAAAAAATCAAGAATAGATAGTTTATCTATATCAATTCAAAATTTAAAATCTATAAAAAAAGATTCTAAAAAAGCATTAGATAAAGATGATATTATAAAAATTCTTTCAGATTTTACAGATAGTAGATATGCTGAAACTTCACAATTTGCTGAAAAACAATATTTGAAATTAAAAAAATAAATGGCAACAACTAAAAATACAACATATCAAGGCAATGCTAATTTAAAACGTGGTGGTGTTAAAGAAGAATATACTGCTGATCAGATTGCTGAGATTTTAAGATGTAAAGATGATTATATTTATTTTATTAAAAAATTCATTCATATAATTAACTTAGATGAAGGATTAATAAAATTTAATTTATATGATTTTCAAGAAGATTTAATCGATGCATGTAAAGGTGAGTTTTTAACGGATAAATTGAATAAAGAAAATGATCCAAGTTCCACGGGGGATAATTAATATGAAAACTGTATGTTGCGAGTGTAAGACTGTCACCTGTGAAGACGTGGAAAATGACGGTCTCGTATCTCACGTTTATTTGATGTATCGTTCGAGAGGTGGTGAATAACGCATGAAGCGCCCCGGGATTACCGGGACGCCTGCGCCGATGGTGATTCGGGTATAGCGGGGTAACATTGCGCCGAACAGAAAGCGGCCGCAACTGCCCCGGGTTCATGAATGTTTAATGATAGATGACCTGACTTGACATAAAGTCTCGGTCGTCCATTTTCTGCTGGTATAATTCGTGTTACACGTCCGTCTGGTAATGACGGGTGCTTTACATACCCGAGTTCCGCAAGAAGTTCTTTACGAGCACGTATGCTGACCCTTGCACCGACCTTTGATACAAGTCTGTCAAGTGCCATGCTCGAAACCCATCCACCGCAGAAACCAGGGGTACCGGATTCCACCGCTTCGATAATTTCCTGTGAGAACGGTCCGTAACTTGCCGTGATAGCCTCTTCCGACGATGTGGTTTCAGGCGCCCATACACACGTTGTTGCAGGGTTAAGCTCGTCACTGATAGTATATGTCCTCAGATAGTAGTTAACGACGCTATAACCGCCTGATTTGAGCCACCCGACGAGATTCGGGAAATACCTTCCACCCATGCCAGACGCTCTGATATCATCAACACATTGTTGAGCCGTGAAGAAAACCGAGAATCGACGGTCTGAGCGTGTCTTTACTATCCCATCCCGGTAATTCGTGCATAACATGAGGTTAGCCCGGTTATCTCCGGTTTCTTGGTCCCTGCCTTTAGCCTGAATTGGTAAACGACTGTCGGTGACAAGGCTTTTAAGCGTTTCAATAGCTGTATCGGATGACTTGACTTTCACCTCGTCTATGATGATCAGCAATTTACCAGTGATCCAGGCGTTAAAAACATTATCAAGGTCTTTCGGGTTCACTTTATGGGTATACCGGATACCGACACAATATGAGAGTATTTCAGTCAATAGTGATTTACCGTTTCCGAAGGTGCCTTGAAGAACCGGCGCCCATTGGAATTTAATACCCGGATACTGAACGCATGCGGCCATGTAACTGAGTAGAATAGTACGATCCCTGTCGTCAGGTAACAACCGACCCACGAGGTCCAGAAATGGCGCAGGATCACCGGAAAGACACTCAGTCTCAACAGGAACATAAGTATTTACGAAAGTTCGCCCCTCAGACTGAAGGATTTCACCCGCGGCATGTTCCGGCCGGAAGCAAGTCGAGTTTACCCGCGGTGGTGTAAATGCTTGAGATTCTATAAAAGCGTCATAAGCGTTACGAGTGGTCTTATCATTGATATTATCCAGGGCGAAAACATACCCGCCGTAAGTCGCTTTGAATTGATCCGGTTTCAATAAACCACCGTCCGGAACGAATACTCGATGTGCGTCACGGACATATACACAACCGACGAACAGCTTTGATTGATCCTGGGGCGCCAGAAATTGAAAACCCTGTCGCATACCGTCCGCGTCTGGCGGTGCGTCCGGGTCTGCTGGCTGAATGAGTTTTCGATCTCGGTAAACCTTGGAGCAAACCGCAACGGCTCGGAGTATGGTATCACGCCGATATGGTGGTCTCGTATGGTATTTCTCACGCTGACCGAGTGCGGATTGACCCCATAGACGGTCCATACGCTCGCAGTTTTTACCGGTCCAGAATGCAAGATGTGAACAGAGAGCCGCGTCGGCCGCGGACCAATCAAACGCCCGACCTTGAATACCGGCATTGTCCGGGTAAACTTGAGACAGGGCGTCACCGTCGGCATTCCATAAATCACGGAAACGCACACCGGCGCCGACAATCGATTTAACCGAGCGGGACCGTAACATACGTTCGATCAGGTCTTCGTCGGATTCAGGCCCGAGATATTCCGCGCATGGTTCTGTTGTCCATTCGGCCGCGTTCGCTCCAGGCAACGCAGGAGCACCGGCCGACGGTGGGAAGAAATACGACACGAACTGTCGGTACGTCTCAGGATCTGGCATTACTGCCGCGTCTCCGGTTACGCCTGCTTCAGTAATTGCACAGAATCGACCGGTTGTATAGAATTCGAGTCCGAGGTCAGGACGTTTACAACTGTGTTGCAGATCGGCCGGCATCATACCGAATATGTGTAAACCACGTCCGGACTGTGACACCTCGACAGCGCACCCTGGAAATAATGAACACAGGTATAAAGCTTGTTCGTTCCAGTTACCCGACGGCTCGAGACAACCGTCTATATCCAGAAAAAAGAACGGGTCGGATTGAGCGAACACGAAGGCAACCGGGGCGCCGGTATTGTAAGCGGTGACGTAATCGCACCATACCGACGGATCATGAGCGTTACACACCTGACCGGTAAGCGGATTGACGGGCAATTTATCAGTTTTACCGTCAGTCTTGGGTACGAGACGATAATTAACCCATTGCGGAAAGCTCCGCATAGCATCAAGGGCGGTCACGAGAGGCACCCCCATTGATCCACCATAGCATTGGCAATGCCTTGAAAGGTTTTTGCGCGTTGATACGGATCTCTTTTAACACCTTTGTTCAAACATTTCGCACCGTTTCTATAATTACTTGAGGAATTTACCCAATATGTTGTTGGTTCCACTTCATTGGTTTTTTCTAAAAGTGGTAAATTCCTCAACCATAAACATGTTCTTTTTTTGAAAGGTTCACCGAAATAATAAGGTTCAATAACTTGAGTTTCTTTTTGTCCGATTATCTCTTTAGCTGCAAGAAAAATAGTAGGATTTTCAACGGCAACCATTGGTATATCAGCGTTCAATAATTTCTTGAAAAACTTTGCACCTTTTTTCATAAGTTCTTTACGTTCAGGTCTTCGATTTAACCAACCGGCACCAGCTACAGACAGATAAGTACAAGGCGGATGAGCTATCATTAAATCCCACCCACAATCTATTACATCAAAAACGTCTCCTTGATAATGCGGACCTTCCGATTCTGTTGGTAATAAATCACATGAAACGGCGTTATGACCTTTCCGTATAAATGCGTCTCTAACGGTTCCGGAAAATTCGCAGGCAACTAAAACATTCATCATATCCACCGCCCTGTAAATTTCATTCCTGATTTGATTTTATGAATCTTGATCTCACCTGACCGTATCCATAAATGCGGCTTGACAATAGCTGTATGGGTGTTTTCACGAACAAGGCGCCCGGTCTGATTGGCACCGTTGGATAACTGCCAGGAAACGACAACGGTACGAGGTTTGCATATCAGGTCATCTACTTCATGACCAATAGCACCGCATTTTTTACAGATATCAACACCACCTTGAAATATTATGTCATATTGATATTTATTCAAATGTTGTATATCGGAATCACTAAACAAAATATGATCACTCATATTCGCCACCTCCTGATATATAAAGGAATTATCCCAAACAGAAACCAACCGCAATATAAATATACTTTACGACCACCTTCTTTCCGGATTTCCCAATCTCGACATACTATCATATTATACCCCCTCACCCGGCCATATACTCGCCGGTCCTGTAGCGAATTGAGCTATTCCACCGTTACTTTGAATTAATTCAATCCACCGTTGTTGTGCCTGTTCTCGCTCCGTGCCATGGTATGACCACCCCTCGCGTTTAACTTCAATAGAAGTGAATATACCTATTATCTGACCGACCATATCCGAAGTTATCACACGGCGTGTAATTCCGATCAAGTCTGAAGATTTAAATTCCCGGTTGATTTGAGCGGAATCATTCGCCAGACCGTACCGGATTTGTCGACCGTCTGCGGTCTGACACGCTCCGACATTATTACGGTAAAGTATGGTCGCATAACGCGGAGCGGCGAGCCTGATTGCCTGTTGTATTGCCTGTTCGCTACGCATCTGTACCACCGGAGTTTTCCATATTACGGATTGTTTTAATAATGGTAATTGCTTTCATGTACGGGTGGTTAGACGGGTATTTTTTTAATACTGCTTTTTCAAATGACTGAAGATCACCACGGAAACAACCGCAAACGAGTTGAATTTCTTTTTCACCTGGTACCCAATAAGCACAAGTGTTATCGTAATTACCACCGATACCTTTAAAAGCGTACCGGTTCGGATTAACTTTAAATTCCGTGCAGTCCGTGCAGTACCTGCAGTCCGTGCAGTCCGTGCAGTCCGTGCAGTACCTGCAGTCCGTGCAGTTCGTGCAGTTCGTGCAGTCCGTGCAGTACCTGCAGTTCGTGCATCCCGTGCAGTCCGTGCAGTACGGACTGCAGTTCGTGCAGTTCGTGCAGTCCGTGCAGTTCGTGCAGTTCGTGCAGTTCGTGCAGTCCGTGCAGTACCTGCAGTCCGTGCAGTTCGTGCAGTCTTTTAAAGTTTCAGACCATTTTTCCGCTTCTTTTTTAGTATAAAAATTTTCGTTCCATCTGTTACCATTTTCATCTGTCCAATATCCGTTTACTTTTTCCATGTGCCTATTCTCCTTTCACCTTTGTTGAATATTTACAGCGTTGTGGGGGTGTCTCATATTCCATTATTAATGTGTGCGATTTCGATTTTTCCTCAAAAGCTTTAATTATCCCGACGGGTTCTTTTCGCCCGGTGCCGAATATAAACACCCGCTCGTCTATCTCGAGGGAAACCTCAACTTGCCACATGAGCCATTCGTAAAACATTTTCAACCCTTTCTGTTCGTTACTGTTTCCTTATAAATACAGTTCGCCCCATAACCTGTCAAGATAAAAATAACAAAAACAACAAAAAGTTGTTGACAACATTAAAACCGGTCTGTATATCTGTGTTCAAGGAGGATAAGTCATGGACTTTTTAAAAGCCAGAAAAGAAAAGAAATTGTCACAAGAGGAAGTTGCGCGTAAAGCGGGAATCAGCCTATACGCGTATCAATTAATCGAACGGGGTTCAACGAAAAATCCTCGTTCTGAAACGTTAAACAAATTAAAGGAGATTTTGAACAATGAAAATTAAGATTGCAAAACTTGTACTTATGACTTTATCGAACATGTTCGGTGAAATTGCGGAAATTTTGGGAACAGTAAAAACAGATACCCCGGACATTGAATGTACCGGTTGTGCGGCACCCGCTCCTGCGGCACCTGCACCTGCGGCACCTGCACCTGCGGCACCTGCACCTGCGGCACCCGCTCCTGCGGCACCTGCACCTGCGGCCCCTGCACCTGCGGTCGCGGAAGACCTCGGACCTTTGGATGAAGAGGGTTTACCGTGGGACAAACGTATTCATTCCAGTGGTAAAACCAAATACAAAAAACGTACCGCTGAAGATAAGCAAAAAGGGTGTTGGACTTTAAAACGAGGTGTTGACGCTATTCTCGTCGCACAGGTAAAATCGGAATGGTGGAAGAAAATTTACGGTGAGGAAATTCCGTTCGTTCCCGGTGGTCCTGCACCTGCGGCCCCTGCACCTGCGGCCCCTGCACCTGCGGCCCCTGCACCTGCGGCCCCTGCACCTGCGGCAGAATTCGGTACAATTACGTCATGGGGTGAACTCATGAGACAGGTTGTCGGTAACGGTATTGATCGTGTTTTAGTTGACAGTAAATGCGTTGAACTCGGGGTCGCTAACCTTGCGGAACTTCAGAATTCACCGAATCTGATTCCATACGTTGCGCAGGTTGTAGGGTTAACGAAATGATATTCCGGGCATCGGGATTACCTCGAGTCATGAAGTGTAACGGCTCATATGCACTTGAAGCACCATTCCCTGACGAGGAAGGCGAAGAGGCGAAGGAAGGCACGCTCGCACATGAATTCGCTTTTATGAATTTAAGATATGGGTGCGGACTTGATGACCTAGAGTTCGAAATGTATCGATCTGTTATGTTATATGTAAATTTCTGTATAGGGTTTAAAATACAAGATGGTAAATGGGGGGTCGAAGATCAGCACGCTATCGACCTGTGCGGAAACATTCTTCAAGGTACTTGTGATTTCTGGTCATGGTTGCCTGACGGTACTCTCGTAATAATCGATTTCAAATATGGTCACGGGTGGGTTGAGGTTAAAGAGAACTGGCAATTACTCGCCTATGCCGTTTTGATGTGGTTAAAATATGGCAACGGTATTGAACCGAGAAGAGTTAAACTATACGTTGTTCAACCTCGCGCAAATCATCCGGAAGGACCAATACGTAAATGGGAATTTGACGGCGTTCTCGTTCGTAATTACCGGAATATGATTCAAAATAATACCGGAGTTGCCACGACTGACAATGCTCGTACCGTAAGCGGTGAACATTGTCGATATTGTAAAGCATTACTCGGTTGTTATTCGAACCAAGAATCATTGTCACACATTATTGATATTTCCAGGGTACCGACACATTCCGATATGGAACCGGTCGCTGTCAGTCATGAGCTTGATTTACTTTATGCGGCTGAAAAACGGATAAAACACCGGCTCGAAGCACTGGAACCATACGCTATTGAGCGCGTAAAAACAGGTGATGTCATCCCTGGATATCAGGCAAAACAAACATGGTCAGCATTGAAATGGAATGGTGACGCACCGGCCGAAGCTGTCAAACCGCCCCAATTTTACACACCGACTCAGGTAATCGACCGAGATTTATTACCGGAAGATAAAGTCAAGAAACTGGCGTCGCGTAAACCGGGCGCTTTCAAATTGAAACGCGAGAATATCGCATTCGCAAAGGAGTTAATCAAAAATGCAAGTTGAAAAACAATATTTTAACGTCTCCGGACGTATCGTACAAGGAAGTGTGTTCGAACCTCAGACGACGAACATGCAGGGTAATCCATTAACAGACTTACAAGGTAATCCTAAAGTTCAGTATTTTATAGCACTTGCTGTACCGAAAAATACACCTGACTTCGAACAGGCATGGGCGAATGTTTATGGTATCGGCACTCGTGATTGGCCGACAGGTGAATATGGCCGCGCCGATTTCTCATGGAAAATTATCGACGGTGACGACCCCAAACATGCAGGAAAAGAAGGGTTCGCCGGTTGCATGATTTTTCGTTTCACTTCCGGATTTCCTTTCCAAGCAGTCGCCAAAAATGCCGAAAGACCGATTACAAATCCGGCCGAAATTAAACGCGGATATTTTACCCGTGTGTTTTTTACGGTTGCAGGCAATAAGAACGTACAGAAACCGGGCGTTTACCTGAATTGTTCTGTCGTGGAATTACTCGCCTATGGTGACGAGATTACAAGCGGTCCGAACGCAGCAGGTCTGATCACTGGCGCCGGTATGGCTCCAACGTTACCCGGGATGCAGGCGAACCCCGTTACGGCACCTGCACCTGCGGCACCTGCACCTGCGGCACCTGCACCTGCGGCACCTGCACCTGCGGCACCTGCACCTGCGGCACCTGCACCTGCGGCACCTGCACCTGCGGCACC